GCTTCGTCTTCTTCCCGGAGATCGCCTCGTCGACAAAAGAACTGATCGGCAGTGGATCGGCGGTGTGGTAGATCGTCTTCTGCACACCGTGCGTCGCGGTCGCAGGAGTCGTGATGACGTTGGCATCACCGAACGAGGTCTTGAGCACTGCCACGAGATCATCCTCGAGCAGTGTGATGGTGATCGTCTCGTCGTAGTTGGTCTGGACGTTGATGAACGTCTTGCCGCCGAACATCTTGATGTCGGTGTTGTCGCGAGTCTGAGCGACAGTCAGACCGTCCTCACCGACGGCGCCGTGATCGAGAAACAGCGGATCGAGTGCGGACAGTGCATCGGTGGGAAGTTCGGTTCCCACCGGGGCGCGGAAGAACACGCCTCCATCGATGGGAGGAGTGCCGACGAACGCGTTGTTGACATTGACAGTCATGATTTGCCCCTCTCAGGCATCGTTGCACCGGGCCAGAGGGTCGAGCGAAATCTGTTACAGCAAGCCGATGGTCAGCTCACCGGTGAATTGAAAACGGGCCGACGACGTGCCCGGATCAGGAAAATTGACGGGAAGTGAGGTCGCCTTGGCTCCGTGAATGAACGCCCCGGCGAACCGCTGTCCCCGGCACTGTTTCAGGAGCCGACGCACCTTGTTCACCAACTGCTCGGCAGCCAATTCACTAGGGTCCCAACACTCGATCAGAAACCGCGCCGAATCAGTGGCGAAGGTTTCACTTCCACCGGCGACGCGAGACACACGGATCCGGCGAGCGCTCGGGTTTTCCGTGTCTCGCGGCGCCTTCGTTCCAACGTGCGTGGTGTCGCCCTCAGCGGCCAGTCCGGCTTTGAGCGCTGCGACCATGACCGCCTGTGACGGAGGGGCTTCGCCCCAGTTGTCGGCCATCATCCACTCCCGAATCTTCGGACCATCGTGTTGTTCGTAGCGTTGTCCATGCGAGCCGCCCACGTCTTCGGGTAGACGCTTGCGCGCCAGCGCTTCTGACCTTGCCTGGACGACCAGCCATATCCGGCGCCGAACGATCCTGCGATCCGCGCCGCGGTCGATTCGACCAGTGGCCGCGCGAGCACGCTCCGGATGTGAAAGAAGGCTTGTTCATTCGGCTCGAACTTCACCGTTCACCTCCACGAACTCGGCGAAGGCCCACACATCGCGGTTGTAGGCCTTGATCAGGACCTGCATTTGACGATCGGTATATACGAGGAGGACGCCCTCTTCGACGCCGAACGCATCGGTGTCGTGCGAGTCGACACCATCGGCGTGCGTGACCAGTAGTCGCTTGGCCATCAACCCTCGATTCTTCGTAGATTGACCGACACGAGCCCAGGACTCCAGATGCCGTTATCGTTCGGATCTTCCGGCCAGCCGATCACCTCGAAGCGTTTGCCATTGACGACCACGCGGTCAGCAGGCTTGGCGCCCATGGACTGTGGCGCATACAGCTTCAAATCAACGACAACGCGATCGTGGCCGGCCAGCGCAGGCTCATCCGATCGCGGCGGCTCCCAGCCGAATACGCGAACCGTGACTGGCAAGGCGTAGCTGGCGATTTCGTTGCCCAGCTCGTCTTCGCCAGCTGCGACATACGCGGCATGCTCCACAGAACGAGTCAGAGAGAATGTCACTGGGGATCATCCCCGAAGTACCACCGCGGCGAAGCGCCTCCCGGAAGGTCGAACAGAGCGCGCTGATCCTTGGTGAACACCAGCGTCGCCGAGGGGTTCAGCAAGGTAGCCGATTCCTGAAAACTTCCGGCAGCCAGTGAGTACGACGACTTCCCTCGGTGCTGCCCGGGAATCAGCGCGTCGATCACCATGTCGATAGACACTTGCTTGGCGATCTCCAGCAGGTCGTCGCCTGCTTGCGCTCCGCTGAAGTCGACATGCTTTCGCAGCATGCGCTCGGCCATGTCCAACAGTGCGGTGGCCCGCGCACGTTGGATCGAATCGAGGGGGCCCCATTGCGCCGCAAGCTCATCAGGTGTTGCGAATGCCATGAAGCCCCCTCATCTCACTGTGCGTCGAGCGCGTTGACTGCGGCGACGAGCTCGTCCTTGCTCATGTCCTCGACACCGTCGATACCGCGCCAGGCTGCGTACTCGACCCATTCAGGCTTCGGCGCCGCATTCTTCGGGCGCTCGAGCTTGACGTCGACAGCCGGTGGAGTGTCCGAGGTTGTCGCGCCAGGATCCGCCGGAGTAGCAGGCTGTTCTGCAGACGCTTCCGCTTTGGTCGACGGATCAGGCTGATCAGCGAGATCCGAGAGCGTCAGATCTGCGCCGAACGCCTCGACCTGCTCACCGCGCTCGATCTCCGAATCGGGCAGATCGACAACATCACCGAAGTAGGCGAACCGTCGCTTACCTTCGTGATTGAGGTACTCCCATACCGCAACTCGTATCGTCTTCTCGGTCATGTCAGCCCGCCAATCCGGTGACCTTCTTGATGGAGTACGGGTTCGTAACTCCGAAGATCGGCTGAACGTAGGACTGGACCCAGTTCTTGCGCGTCTTCTCTTCTCGCCACGTCTCGGTCGTCAGGCCGACTTCGTAGTCGAGGAAACCGACCTGGCCCCGCGCGACGGCGTAGGCGGTTCCTGCGGTCACGCGATTGGAATCGAAGATCTCGATCCCAGATGCCCGGAGGATGGCTTCGTAGTCCTCGCCGTAAGCGATGACCAGGTTCGCCTTCTCCTGCGGGTTCACGATCCAGAGGTCGTAGACCACGCCGAGTTCCTCGCGGTCGGCGGCAAGCTGGACCTTGGCGAAGTCGGCGCCGGGACGCTCCGCGTTGGGCGTCGGTGCGTTGCCCGAGAGGGTGACGTTCGACCAGTCGTGGCCAGGGACCACGCCCGCGCCGTTGAGACCGGCGATGGCGGACTCGAGAGTTGCGACTGCGCGCGCGTTGACCTTCCGCACAACCGTGTTGGCGAGCTGAGTCACCTGGTTGTCGAAGTACACGACGTCGTTTCGACTCTTCGCCTGGTCGGTGATGAAGAACTTGCCACCCCAGTCTTCGGCCGATGCGGTCTTGGGGTCCTGGCGCTCGCCGCCGACGATCGGGTACTCATTGCCGGCCGCACGCTGCTCGATGTCACGAGCGGTGTAGAGCTCGTTCGCCACGACCTGGTCGTAGATCACGGCTCCGGACGCGACAGAGACACCCGAGGACGAGAAAATCTTGTCCACGATGAACTTCTGAAGCGTGATGTCGGCGAGCCGCTTGGTGATGCGCTGCGGCTGCTTCAGGGCGGTGTCGACGGTGAGGACGCCGCCGACGAGGGTGGGCGCACCGAGCGGGTACGCCACGGGAGAGGGAGAAGGCATGATGCGTCCCCTTTCAGTAGAGGCTGATCTCAGCGTCGGCACCCGACGCTGCAGCGGTGACGGCGTAGCCCACGGCTACACCCGATGTCTTGGTGACTGCGACGCCGGCGGCGCCGACCTCCACCTCGGCGAAGGCGGCGATGGGTCCGGAGGCGGTCACGAAGGTGACGCGGTCCTTGCCTCGCTTGATTCCGACGAGATCGCCTGCCGCAGTGTCGCGGTCCGAGACGCCGCAGGTGCGACCGGCCGCCGTTGCGTGACCGACCGAGATGTTCCCGCCGTCGCGATTGCCGACGATGGCGAGGAAGCGCTTTCCGGTGACTGCAGTCTTGGCGCGGCCGGAGATATCAGCTCCGGGTTCGTACACGCCGATGTTTTCGTTCGCCATGATCAGGCCTCCTTCGGGGTAGATGCACCGAACCAGCCGAGTTCGGCGGTCTCGGTCGAGGCGGCAACGCTGTGGCCTACCTCGGACACCGGGATCAGACCCGGCGCGAGCGCTGCGAGTGATGCGGCTACGCCTTCGGGATCGGCTTCGAGAGCCTTGAGCCAGTGATCCTTTCGAGCGGTCGGGATCTTGCCGGCGTGGATGGCTTCGGAAACCAACTTCTCGCGGTCGGCGTTCTCCTGGCGGTCGAGGGCCTTGGCGCCTCGCTCGGCCATTGCTCGGGTCTCCTCGTATCCGCTGGCCTCGACCAGCACGAGTCCGTTCGCCTTGGCGACCTCACTCAGCTTCGAGATCGACGCTGCGACTGGAGTGTTGGATTCCGACTCGTCCTCGGACTTGTCGGGGGCCGTCGCCTTGTCGAGCAGCGCGTCGAAGAGCGCCTGCTCGGTTGCGGTGTCCGGGAGGTCGAGGGCCTCGCGGAGTTCCTTGATCTGCTCATCCGTGAATGCCACAGTCGAGCCTCCTTCTGTATCGGATGTGTTCGTGCCCGAGGTTGCGGCCACGGTCTTCTCTGGCACGCCGGCCCGAGAGGATTCCTTGTCGGCCCAGTGGGCCAGGGGTTCGCGGAGCCCGGAGGAAGCGGCGACGTACTCGCGCTTCACTTCCTGGGGCTCGCCCCACGTAATCTCTTCGCCTTCAATGACAAACGGCACCCGATGCAGGGTGCCGTCCTCGTCGTTGATTGCCACCACTTCGGGTGGGTCCACGAAGATGTCTTCGATCCACCACCAACTGTTTGCCGCGGGACCGTTGTAGAACGAGCTCTGCAGCTCCGCCACAGTCACTGACGCAGCGACCACAACAGCGGAAGCGTGCGGTGATCCGTCTTTGGATACTGGCATCGTGAATGACTCCTTTCCGCTGGAAGTAGCCGCCACGCCGTACAGCTTGGCGACGTCGATGATGCTCCCGAGTGTCCCGACGCCAGGCGATGTGACGCCCAGTAGCGCAACCGCTTCGAGAACGAATGGATGAGTTCTGCCGGTTTGGTCGGTGACGTTGTACCGGCCTTCGATCGAGCGATCCGGGTAGGCGGACGCCATGATGTCGCCAAGCCAACCAGGGAGGCCGCAGTAGTCCCCGACGAGCGTGGTTCCGTTGTCCTCGACGCGCAGATTGTCGATGTAGCCGATCGTCGGCTCGCCGTCGAATCTCGGATCGGTATGGCCGAGCTTGAGGGTGGGGCGTCGGATGGCTGGCGAACTCAGTGCTGCGACTGCGGCGTAGAGATCTTCCGATGTTGGATTCCATGTGCCCGTCGAGATTTCCCAGGATCCGGCTTTGATCAGCTCGACGTTGGGAATAGTCACGAGAATCGGGCGGTCAGGTGTCACCAGATCGGTCATGCTATCGACTCCTCAGCAGCCTTGGAGTTCGTCGGCAAGCCCAAGTTCTGCCGGACTGCGATCTTCAGCGCCTCGTCAGCCTCGAGGAGTCCGTTCTGCACCAGCAGCGCCAGAGATGCTGCGGTTGCGTCCTGACGAGAGCCGATCTCATCGAACACAATTCGCGGCGCCGCTTCGGATTCGCCGAAGTTGATGTCGACCAAATCTTCGATGATGTGCGCATTCGCTGTGTTGGCGATGGACTCTGCGACCGTTTGCACGGACTGGACGAACATGTCTTCCTGGACGGACGCGAGAGCGAAACTGCCACCCTTGTCGAGGTTGAGAAAGTGGGCCAACGCAGCGAGCGCAATCTGCTTGTCGTGGTACTCGATCGCCTGCCCCATGTCCGGCAGGTTTCCGTTCACGCCGAGCAACTCCATCGTCTGGCCTTCTGCGAGACCTACACCTGCGTGCATGCTTCCGCGAAAGCTCGACGCCAACTCCTGCATCTTGTCGACCTCGCCCTGATCGTTCGACGATGCGGTGCCGACCGGGACGCCCATGCCGTTGCGCTTGGCTGTGGCAGCTTGGATGCGCATGAATTCGTCTTTGAGAATCCAATGCTTGTAGGCCGGACGTAGCAGCGAGGTACCGATCCATTCGCCCGGCTCCGGGTCGCGCACGTATGCGACAAGCCGCGAGACGTCGATGACAAAACCGTCCGGCAGCATCGATGCCACAGTCAGAGGTCCTGCCGGCGGGCTCTGTTTGATCGATTCGAGACCGCCGTCGAGGGCGACATTGATCTTCGAGATCGTCTTCTGCGGACGCGGTGCAAGCTTGTGCAGCCAGGTCACGTCGTTCTCGTCGACGCGGTAGACCTGCTCGAAGAAACTGTGACCGTACGGAAGCATGAGGAGCACTGTTTGCAGATGCTCCTGCCACGAGAACCTCCCACGTGATCGGGCCTTCGAATCCGGCTCGGTTCCCACGATCGGCAGTCCGAGGTTCTGGGCGATGAACTCGACCACCTTGGGATCGGCGCCATTCGGATCGATCCGCCAAGCGGTCCGACGAATCAGCAAGCCGATTGCTTGCAGGACCGATGCGACTCGGCCGTCTTCCTTCATCATTCGCGAGTAGACATGCACCGAGTCGGGCCACTGCAGTTCTGGGACCTTCTCGTCGTCGTCCCACTGATGCCAGTCATTACCCTTGCCGTTGACGTAACCGACTTCAGCCGTAGAGGGCATCGCTCGCTTGGTTTCGACCATCGTTCCCCCTTAGAAAGCAGCTGATAGAGCATCGAATTCGTCGACTGAACGACTCGCTGACGGTGGCTTGAACGCAGGGCTGGCGGGCGGCGTCGATGCTCGGCTGCCGAATGTCAGCAATGCCCATCGCGCCAGGCCCGCGGCGACCATCGGGGCGACGATCGTGTCGCCGCGTTTGTCGAGAGCCCAATCGCCCTGCGGCAAGAAGCGTTTGACGGCACCCTCGACAGCGTCGTTGAGGACCGGTTGATCGCTGTGACTGAGAACTTTCGACTCGGCGTCGTCATACAGGCCGCCGCACATCTGCACCGCTTGATTGCCAGTCGTCTTGATCAGCTCGATGCCCGCGGTAAGCAAGAGCGGCTCGAGCACCTTCGAAGGCGAGTTCGCATCAGTGGCCAGTGCGCATGGATCCCACGCTGTGACGATGTCGACCAGGAAGTCGACAACTTCCGCTTGGGCTGCCGATTGAAAGTATCCGATTTCCACTTGAATTCGACCCTCGACAGTGCGCTGAGCGGCGGCGATCACCCACCACTTGCGGTCGAGTGTTCGGTCCATACCGAGAGCGATCGGCCCGGTGAGCTCTGGGCGTTCGTCGACGAGGTCGGTCCACATCAGTTCTGGAATCACAGACCACGTCGTCACCTCCTCCTCGGCCGGCCAGTCGCCGCGCCCGAGCGCTTCGACGTCGAAACTCTTTCGGCCCTTCGGCGTCGAGAATCCGCGCATCAACTTGCGGATCATCGGCGCCTTCTGAATCACGCCGTACGACGGGTTCGCATACTGCCAAGTCGCTTCTTCATCACGCGGCATCTCATCCGGCGCCATGAATTCGGCGAAGTAGAGAGCCTCTTCCTTGGCGAGTCCGCGCTTCCGAATCGCTGCGAGCACAGACCCGTTCGGGTGCTGCTCCGCATTCACAGCCGACGACGCGTAGATCGTCTGGGCATTCTTCGAAGCCATCTGTGTAAACGACAGTGCCGCGATCTCACCCTCAGTGAGGTTGTATGCCTCGTCGTAGACAACGAGGTCGACCTCATCGAATCCGCGGCCCGAGTCGTTCGATCGGGTACAAAAGACGATCTTCGCGCCGCTGTCGAGCTCGATGTAGCCCTTGCCTTGCGAGCAAGTGTTCTTAACTACCCGACTTTTCAACGACGGGCGCGATTTGATGATCGCCCACAACCGCTTGTACGCATCTTCGGCGGTCGGCCACAGCTGTGACGTGTAGATAATCCGCTCACCGAGCTTGAAGAGTCCGTAGAGCGCACGCAGAACCAAGATCAGCGACTTGCCATTCTGGCGCGGCACGATGATGCAACAGTCGGGATGCGTCCACAGCCCATCTGGAGCCATCGAGAGGATTGCATGCATCGCATCGCGCTGCCAGGGCATCTGAGTCTTGCGAACTCGGCTCGCAAGAAGGATCGCGCCGGCGCCTCGTTCGGTCGATCCCTCGAAAACCGAGAGATTGTGCGGGATCTGGCGGCCGGTCAGTGTCGGAAAGTCGTCAAATACCGGCGAGATCGTCATCGTTATCTGGCTCCGATTCGACATCCTTGTGCCGGCGAATCTCCGTGAGCATCTGCCGGAGCACCGCAGCGAATTGGCGCGCTTCCTGCAAACCGGAGTCGATCTTGATCTCCAGCACATCGCCGTCGCCGCGAGTCGGTGCCAGATGGAACCACAGATCCTCGTCGCCCGAGTTCAGGCGATGGAGAAGATCGAGGCGATCCTTGATTCGCGACGCTTCGAGAATCATGGCCGTGAGCCAGTACGGATCGGAATCGTCGTGAAGAGAGTCGTACAACCGGAGGCCGGCGCGGCACAGGGCGTCGGTTTCCTCGAATTGAACATCGATCTCGTCATTTCCGTCCACGCAGCTCACCCCCTATTGCACGCAGCGTTTCAGAGCCCTGTAAAAAACGTCCTGACTACCACATGGCCAGTCAGGCACCCCCCTCCCTCGATAATTTCGGGGCGGGGGTCATGGCCAGGGCATTACGCGGACACCTAGGGCCGCCTGGTCGGCTTGAGCCTGCTCCAGGGGCTTTCCTGTAACCGCTGGTCGCAGATCATCTTTGGAGCCGTCTCCGCGTTGTTTGTTGCACAGTCCGTGTAGCAGCCGGTCGGCCTTGGTCCCACCGTGTGCCCTCGCGTGGGAGTGGTCTGCGGCGAGACCCTGGGCGAGGTACATCGGTTCCCCGCACCACCAGCAGGGGGTTCCTTCTACGTGGGCCCTCAGTAGCTTTTCGCGCTGCTTCTGGTGTTCCCAACCGAGTCCTCGTTGGGTCGTGGTCTTAGTGCTTGCCATGGTCTTGTAGTTGGCGGATCTGCAATTCCAGCGAATCTCGCCCATCTTTCAGGACTTTGAGCTGTGCCTTGTTGTGGTGTGGGTCTGCGAGCATCCGACTGAGGTGCACCTCTGTGTCATACAGCCGGTCTTCAAGGGTTGGCGACATCACTCACCTCGCAGTGTCGACACGGTATCCATCTCCCACATTCGGGACAGAGATGCGGACCGGGCTCGGTGTCCGGTTGATCAGGCTCGAAGTCGGACCACTTGATCGGCTGCAGCCCGGCGTCTGTGTGGTCCGACATCGCGTCACGTCCTTCGGTCAGCTCGCACGAGACTTGGAAGCAGCGCGTCCAGCATGTCGGGTGTAATCGTCATCGGCGCAATGACCTTCACTTCGGAAGCTGTAACGCCGCGGCAAGCTGTGCGCCAGTTGCGTGGTGTCATGTACGCCCAGTGCCTAGCCTCGGGATGGTC